CTATTTTTTTAGATTACAGATGCAATGTAAACAAAAAATGTTAACAACTACTCCTCCTCGTCAATTTTTTTTAACGCATCGACAATCTGTACCAGCACCTCCTCGCAATCTTCGAGGCGTTTAGCCAGTACCCTTATCTGGTTAAGTGCAGCTCCAAGCACTACACCAAACAATATGAGTATCATTTCTTGTCCCATTGTGCTATACATACAGCTACCCTCTGCTTGGGGTTAGGGTACTCCTCAATAATAACGTGGTCTTGTACACAACGTCTGAGGAACTCATTCTTATCCTCTGTTGGTTTCGGTGTTGGGATTGGCATACTTTAATATGTTATAAGATTCACATTGTTGAATGTCCTCTAGCCAGAGTCTAGAGATTACATCCTTTCTATCCTTGCGTTGGTATAGTTTTCTATCCGCCTCCTGCTTCGATACGAAGACAGGCTCTACAATCTCTTCAGCTAGTGTAGCCAATTCTGATCTCAACACCATAGCAAACCCACCAACCTCTGGTAATTCAAAAGCAATCCAATCGGCTTTACCATACATCCAACCAGCATTACCTCTCACATTCTTAAACTCTACCCATATGGTGTGAGGATGGTTGCCGCCCTTCACGTCTACAGAGACAGCCTCACGCTGTCCTCTATCCACATAGTAGTCTATATGTAGATTGATGTCTTCCTCTCTCGTAGACTTCTTTGTCGTATACCCACGAGCTTCACAGGCTGAGACGAAGCGGTCTTCGCTTCTCGTCCCCTCCTTCCTAGAGTAGTTCCATCTTCCTCTACTTACTGTACTCACGATTCGTCTAGTAGTAGTTGTAGTTGCTTGACCCATTGCATCCAGATTTTAGGACTGCAAGTACAAGGCACATCGAACTTATGATTAAATACCCTTGCGTGGATCGTAGCAATCTGAACACGATCATCATAGGTGAGGGTCTTCTTCTTCAGTACGCCTGTAGAGAGGTAGGCTATCTCCTCCTCATTCAAGCACTCTGGCTCACGCTTGTAAGGGAACAGCTTGTTCAGCTTCTCCTTACGTTCATCACAGCCACAGTCCTCACCGACTACCGCCTTAACCACAGCCTTGATACCAGTAGCCGTAGTTATCTTCTCAATGGTATCACCTAGCCCCTTAGATTTTGTCGAAGTCTCCGTTCTGGAAGTCTTCGTAGTCTTCTTTGATTTTTTCGTAGATTCTCGCTTTGCCATTTTTTATCGTGTTCTTAATTGATGTAAGTCCTATATCAGACTCTCGGTGTATCTTATTCATAGACGTACCCTGCATATGGATACGCATAAGTTTTGCATCGTACCAGTGGAAGTCCTCCATCTCCTGCTCCATCATATCTAGGAGCTTGTCCATAGCTATCTTGTACTCGCTGTGGTCTTCATCTTCGAGGATGTCGTGAGTCAAGTCCTCAATGCTGATCTTGTTGATGCGCTTCTTGGTGCGCTGGTATTTGAGTGCCGTGTTGATGCACGACCTATATACATAGAAAAAATTAAGGGAGTCCTCCTCGTAAAAGTTGGTTCTCCCTTCTGCTTCTAATTCTAGTAAACGTACAAACACCATCTGAACTATGTCAGAGGCTATCTCATACGACCCATCACAGTACTCCTTGATAAAGCCTGTGAGTCTCTTAAAGTTCTCCTTGTAGAATGTTTCTATGTTCCCCACGACACTTGCACCATAATCAAACCTATGCCGATTTGTACTAGGTGCAGTCCTTTGTATTCATCTGTCGCTTCGTAGTAGGCGTAGTTGATGCCTACCATAAGACCTGTCAATGGACTAAACTCTATCTGCATACTGGCTTAGGTTTTTATTTTCTTGTTGTAATATACGATTGTTTTCAAGTAATTCAATCGTCCTGTTTTTCAAGTTATTAACTTCCGCCTCCAGCTCGTGTATTCTCATCTTGTGTCTAGTGAGTGTTGCCGCTAGTTTGTTTCTAGCCTTGATGTCCTTCGTGGGGTTGCTGTTCCAGACATCTTGTGCCACCTCGTAGAAGTGCTGGTACATCTTAGACCAGTTGTAGTTATCCTCGTGGTTGCGGATGGCGTGTAGTACACTTGCGTGGTTTCTATCAAATATCCTGCCTATCTGCATCAGAGTCATCTGGTTACGCATCACGACCATCATCGCTGATCGTGCGAAGACTTGGTCTTCTTGGCGTGTATTGTTAGGGATAACTCCGATGAGTTCGTAGTATTCACTTAGTACTGTGCTTAAATCTTCCATTTGATTTGTTTCTCTTTTTCTATTATACGTTGAAAGGGGATTCTATGTAGTCCCCCTGTTGAGGTGTTGCGTACTATGTAGTAGCTGCCTCCTACTTCTATGTCTGGCTCATCGCCATCTAGTCTAGTCTGTAGTGCGATGTGAGTCTCTAGGCAGATGAACTCCATACCGTTAATCTCAAACCGCTGACCGTTTAGCATCTTCCTTTTAAACTCCATCCATACATCCCTCTAGGGCTTTTTGTAGTTTGACGTTTTCCTTCTTTAAGTCGTACACCTCCTGCTTCAGTTTTCCATTCTCGATTTGCGAATCAAGAATTAACCTATCTAGGGTATTGAAGTAGTCGGTGATATGTCTATAGACTGCTGCCGTGTCGGAGCAGATATGAAATACCTCCCAGAGTTGCTCTTGGTTCATCGGCTCTTGGTTGCCTAGCTCTTGGCTGAGATAGGTCAGACACTTGTACAGCTCGGCTTCTTTCTCTAGGTAGTATAGCCTGTTACCCTCAAAATGGAGACTCATCTATTATGCGTTCTTTAGTTATCAAATCTAGTCCTTTTATCTCGAATCCACAGTTCCCTACCTTTGACCGTAGTCGGATAGGGTCATTAAGTGCGGTAGGTCTACCGCCAGACTCTAGCTCCTTGACCTTGCGAATATGCACGTCAGTATATATCCAGTCTCTCTCGTGAGAAATATAACGATGAATACAGATGAACTCGTCAGAGCGGTTCACGAACTTACCACCACCCTCTACATCGGATGCCATCACAGGCATCGTATGCCCACTATATGGATGGCTACCTGTGTGTACTTTCCTCAAGGCTTGAGTAACAGGATGCGTATTGACTATGGTCGTGACTCGGTACTCCTTACAGAACTTGCGTATGTTACTGGTCACTTCGTAGTGGTACTCGTGAGTACTTCCTGCTATGACGTTATCCTTCTTTATGGTTAGCGAGTTGTAGGGATCAATAAGGAATCCCTCAAACTCCCAAGCATCGTATACCTCTCTGGCTATCTGTAGCAGCTCAAAGGCATCTACGATAAGCTCCGAATCTAAGAACGCCCAATGTGCTTGGACGTATGAGTGATGTCTCCAGAAGGTAGGCTCGTCTATTTGGTTGATAGGCTTCCCAGCTAGGAACTCTATGAGCTTACGCTGTAGGCTTTGTACCTCGTTCTCTGACGAGTATACTAGCCACCGTGTGCCGTTCTCTAATGTGTGTAGCAGTTGTAGGTAGGTCATCGTGTGGGTCTTACCTACGTTAGCGTGACCTGTGACAACGATAAAGTTGCCCTTCTTGAATCTTAAGTATTCGTCTATATCTGGTATCCCGAACTTAGATGCCTCTGCTATTTTACCCTCTCTCGCTTTCTCTAGGTAGGTTAGGGTTTTGCTAGTGTCTACTATGTGTTGGTGAATCATACCCCTAAATTAACATTCCATTTTTAATATCCTACAGGAAGGACAAAAAAAAGAGGAGTATTTCTACTCCCCTTGCCTAACACAATCAACCTACTAGAATGGTAGTCCATCTGTCGTAGCCTGTCCGTTTGTCGCAACTTCCTCTCTAGCTGAGAAGTGCGTCTGGTATGTGGTGTCCTCTTGCTTAGATTCGAGTACCCACTCTACAAAGCTGTCTGCTACCTTCAGTACATCGGTACTCTTAGCACCCTTGTCTTTTAGTAGATCAACTGCTGCCTTGAGACAGCTCTGCTTTACAATCATCTTTTGCTTATCATCGCCTCCCGATGAGTAGCTAGGCGTGTAACCTCCTTGTGAGTACACAGGCTTAATCTTGTTGCCGTACTGCGTACTGCTCAACTCGTACTCCACCTCTTGACCTACAACGAATTTGTCTTGGTCTGGCTTCACAGAGGAGTACTCGCCAGAGTCTCCATTGTCCATAGATACAAAGAACTTATACAAAGTCTTTCCATCTCTCAGTTGGTAGTCTCCCTTCGGAGATACCGATACTACTTTTGCTTTCATAATTGATTGTTTAAAGTTTCTAATTGTGCATAGTGAGCCTCTAGCATAGCTGCTCTCTCTTTGAGCCACTCGCTACCTATCTGG